AATAGATTGGTCATCATCACCGGCCAAATAAATATCATCACATTTTTCTCTTATCTTTCTGATGACAGCCCACAATAAAGGATTAAGGTCCTGACATTCGTCCACGAAGACAGCGTTATACTTTGGAAAATTAATATCCTTTTTTAAAACCCTACAGAGCATGTCTTCAAAATCTATACGATTATTGTCTTTTTTATATTTATTATAAAGAGTGTAGGTGTGTTCTAAATCTTGTCGATGAATATTATTATATTCTTGTTCGTCATGATTATCATAATAATGTTCAATAGATTTCCAAGAGTCACCATGAGAAAAGGTTGTCCGAGCGCGTTGGATAAGTTTTAATTTTTTATCTACCAGACTTGATCCCAACTCTTCGACATCAGCAAATTCTTCAGCATCGAACTCATCGGCCTTAGGCCACTCAGATACAGGAATATTGATGAGCATTCTAAATTGTTTTTGCTGAGATTTTCCAAATAGTTTAGGTTTAGGCGCCGGGAATTCATTCAAACATAAAGAATGAATTGTCCTAATAGCTTTTACTTGATCCTCTGTTAGACCTAACTCTTTGTGACATCTTTGTTTTAAAACTTCTGCTGTGGTTCGAGCAAAACCAATCAATAATAAATGCTCAGGAGCAAATCCGTAGTCTAAATATTCTTTTAAACGTTCTAAGATATAAGTTGTTTTTCCAGTCCCTGGGGGACCAAAGATTTTAAAATCTCTACGTAAGTTAGGAACAATTTTTCTCAAAAAGGTACCTCTTCTTCACCCACACCAAAGTCTGGAATTTCAAGGTCTACTTTTTGCTCCTCAAATTCTTTAATGTCGATGGTGTAAACATTTCTTTTTACATTCTTAGAGATGTGAAGCTTATCATGTTTAACCCCTTCTATTTTTTGTAACATTTCATGGGTAGTGGCTTCGTTGTCTTTCCATTTTTTAGTTTCAAGGAAAGTATAAAAAGCGTCGAATTGGAAATGAATTTTATTTTCTTTAGTATCAACAAAAGGTTTTCCAAAAAGAAGTTGTGCTCTGTCTTCGGTTCTACGCATGTTAAAGCAAAAGATACGAATGTACTGTTTTAATTTATACATAGGTAGACTTTCTTCAGGTGCATCAATAGGGGTAGCTTTTTCCTGTAGTAATCGGATTTGATCGTCCCAATTCTTTGTTTTAGAGGGAGTTTTTCCAGTTTGTTCTGTTGCGGCTTCTCTAGCCAGATCTTGTCTGACTAGTTCCTTTGAATAAAGTTTAACTTCGTCTCCTCCAAACCCTAGGTACCAAATTTTAGGAATCGATTTTACATAAGAGAGCGGACCTAAAACTACGTTGCCTCCTCCATTAGCGTTTCCAACGCCAAATTTTCTAAGAACACATTTAGCCCTATCACAATGGGGTTTCAACCAATCTGAATTACATCGGTACGGATATTCTTTTTTTTCTCGAGAGCCTATCACATTATTCACTTCGCTGTAATCCATTGGTGGTTTAAAAATTTTTTTATTATATTCCCCTGCTTTATCTTTCCATTTTTCTGGGTATCGTAACTTAATATACCTGGTCATATCTAAAAGAGTTTCATTTCTAGCTTTTTTCTCTACGCCAAATTTAGCCAAAGCTTGCATACAGGGTGGTCCATCTTTAAACCAATCGCCTGATTCTCCTTCATCTATATTTGATTTTAGTTTTTTTAATTGTGCTGGAGTAACTTTATTCTTTTGGTAGGCTTCGAAAAATTCTTCTAATGTAGCTGGGTCTCCGTTCTCTTTGATCATATATCTTTCTGTTTTTGTGGCATTATGGTAAGGGAGATTAATCCAACTACCGGCCGACCCCTTCTCAAGGTTTAAATATTTTTGAACTGGAAAAATTT